GGCAAGGCTGGCCGGACCACAGAGCTCTACAAGGTGATGACGGCCGGCAACGGTCGGGTCATCCTGACCCGCGACGGCGAGCCGTGTATCGACTGTGTTGACGAGGCGCCGTTTGTCCCCGTCACGCCGATCCCGATGAGCCACCGGCTGGTCGGGATGAGCCTGGCGGATCTGGTGATGGATCTGCAGTACGTCAAATCGGTCATCATGCGGCAGATGCTCGACAATGCGTACCTCTCCAACTGGCCGCGCACCGAAGTCGGCGACGATAGCGTCAACGAAAACACTTACGACGATCTCTTAACCCTGCGCCCTGGCGGCATCGTCAGGACCAAGCGGCTCGGCGGTATCTCGCCGATGATGATCCCCTACACCGCGGACAAGACGTTTCCGCTAGTGCAGTACCTCGACACGACGGCCGAACTGCGCACCGGCGTGGCGCGCGAGGGCAGCATGATCACCGCCGACGCGCTGAACAATACGGCAGCCAGCTCGATCGCGATGCTGCAACAGGCCGCCGGTCAGCGTATCGAATTGTTTGCCCGGATCTTCGCGCACGGCGTCGAAAAATTGATGCGCGGCGTCATGGAGTTGGTGCGCAAAAACCAGCAGCAGGAGCGGATCATCCGGGTCACCGGCGGCTATCTGACGGTCGACCCGCGCGAGTGGCGTGACGAGATGCCGGTGACGGTTAGCGTCGGTCTCGGCACCGGCAACCGCGATCAGGTGCTCGCCCATTTGATGCAGGTCATCCAGATCCAGGGGACGATCGTGCAGCAGCAGGGCGGCGTTACCGGCCCCTTGGTCTACGCCAAGGATGTTTATGCGGCCCTCCAAGAATTGACGACCAATGCTGGATTTAAGACCAGCTTCTTCAGCGACCCGAGCATGCCGCCGCCGCCGGGTTCGCCGCCGCCGGGAGGCCCCCAAAAGCCTGACCCGGCGATGATCAAAGCCCAGGCCGCCATCCAAGCCCTGCAGCTTAAAGCCCAGGCCGAGGCTCAGCAGAGCCAACAGAAGGCCCAATTGGAGGCCCAATTACAGCAGCAGCAGGCCCAGGCCGAGGCGGGGCTGGCGCAGCAGAAACTGCAGCACGAATTGATGCTGGAGGAGCGCCGCCTGGCCCACGAGATGGAACTGGAGCGGCAGAAAAGTGCCAACGACATCTTGATCGCGCGGGCGCAGATGGAGGCCCAGAACGAGGTGCGGCTGCAGGAGGTGCGCCTTAAATATGCCGCCGGGGCCTATGCCGCCGGGCAGGGTATCCGGCCGCCGGAGCCGAACGGTGGCGGCAGCGCCTGATGGCTGACGCGCTGTCTTTGTTGCAACAACTATTGGCGGGCCAGCCGGCCTACCGGCCGGAAGACCAAGGTGACTATCTGCGGCGGTATCTGGCGGGGATGGAACCTGGTGCGCGAGGGGCTCCTCCGGCTAATTTGTTTGACCTTGCCGGAGGGTCATCGGGACGGCTTAACCAGCCGAATACGCCGCTGAACTTGATGCCTGTGCCCTCTCCGGCTGACTGGCCGCTCGAGTTGACGGGCGGCGGCTACTCGACGGGCAGACGAGCCGGGAAAACCAGCGAGCCGCTAAACCTGCAACTGCAATATAGCGTACCGGGACTGCCGATCGACCTATCGGGCGGGTACACGATGCCGATGGGTAGGGGATCGGGGTCGGGGAACTTTATGGCGCACTACCGGGTGCCGTTTTGAAATTCCGCGCCTTTGCCAAGACGCTCGGCGAGTACTGGGACATGCCGCCGCAGCGCTGGCGGTCGACCCAACTGGCGCCCGAGGACAAGATGCAGCTCGGCGAGAATGCCCGCCGGTTGCTCGACGACCCGGTCTTGCACGCCGCGCTCGACCGGGTGCAACAGAAATTGATCGAAAGCTGGCGCAACACCGCGCCCGGTGAGGGCGAGGCCAGAGAGGCGGCGTACCGGCTCTATTGGGCTAGCGAGCTGTTCCGCGACGAACTCAGGTTGATGCTGGGGGACGCCCGCGCCATCGAGGCGCGCGAGCGCGCGCTGAGACAGGATGCTGCCTGAACTCGACGCCGTCCTCGGCAACACCAGCGGTCTGTCGAACAAGGAACTGATCCGAACCGCGCTTGCGGATCTGGTGCGCGAGGTCGAGAGCGGCCTGGTGCAACAGCGGACCCTGGAGCGCGCGCAGTACGCGCTCGCCGCCACCAAGCGACCGCGTAAGCAGGCAACACCGTAACCCGCCAGCGTCGGACGACGCCGGCTCAGCCCTGAGATGGACAGATGAGCGATGCAGGCGGCGCGCCGCTGAGCAATGGCGCAGACGCGCCCACCGAGCTATCCGAAAGCCAGGCAGCGGCAGCGATCGAGGGCTTGCTCGATCCGCGCCCGCGCCGCGCGCAACAGACACCGCCGCCGGCCCCGCCCGCGGCCCCCGAGTCCGAGCCCGAACAGGCTCCGGATGCTGGACCGGAGGAAGCGCCGGCCCCCAGCGATGATGAGGACGACCAAACCACCGAACCCGACGACGGCGATGAGGACGCCGAGCCGGATCATCAGAGGGTTGAGCCGCCCACGAGTTGGTCTCTTGACGACAAGGCCGTGTTCCAGCAGCTCCCACCCGAAGCCCAGGCAGTCATTGCCCGGCGGGAGAGCGAGCGAGACAAGGCTTTTCATCAGAAGACCGAGGAGATCGCCGAGCATCGCAAAGCTATTCAAGCGACGATCGGCGAAATACAGCAGGAGCGTCAAAGCTACGCGCAAAATCTGCAACAACTGCTCTTTGTCGCGGCCCCCGAGGCGCAGAAATTTGCCGATATAAATTGGCAACAATTAGCGACGGAGCAGCCGGCCGAATATGTCCGCCTGTCCGCGGAGCGCGATGCGCTGCGCGGCCGGGTGGCCGGTATTCAGCAGGAAATCCAGCGTGTCACGCAGCAGGCCCAGCAGCAGCAACTCCAACACTGGAATGAGCTGCGACAGGCTGAAGAGGCTCGGCTGATCGAGGCGATGCCCGAGTTTGGGCACGCCGAGAAAGGGCCGAGGCTCGCCGGCGACATGCGGCAATGGTTGCAGAAACACGGCTTTAGCGAACAGGAGATCGGCCAGGTGATCGACCACCGGGTCATTCTTGTGGCGCACAAAGCCATGTTGGCCGATCGGGCTGCCGAAGCCCGCCGCGCGGCCGAAACCAAGCGCACGCCACCACCCGCAGCCCCAGTACAGCCACCCGGTGCCCCACGGCAGCGGAGCGACAGTGCTGCGGCCCAGCGGCGGCAGCAGAAGATGGCGACACTCCGGCGAACCGGGTCCGAAAAGGACGCGGTGTCTCTCCTGATGGACTTGCTCTAGCAACGCCTTAGTAAAACGCCGCCTGGGCAGCGGCACTCGCCAGCGTCGGACGACGCCGGCATCCCTCAGATGGAGCCCTCATCATGGCTATTATTACCGGTACGGCAACCACCTTTAGTGGATCGCCAGGAATGCAAGGTCTCAGAGAAGACTTGTCGGACATCATCTACTTGGTCAGCCCTTCCACCACGCCGTTTATGACCAATGCCGGGCGCGGCACTGCCGACGCGGTCTTGCACGAGTGGCAAGTCGACTCCCTGGCAGCGGCCAACACCGCAAACGCCCAGTTTCAGGGCGATGACGTTGCCACCTTCAGCGCCGCGAGCGTCACCTCTCGCCTGGGTAACCGCACCCAGATCAGCCGCAAAGAGGTGATCATCTCTGGCACGCTCGACGCGGTCAGCAAGGCGGGTCGACGCACCGAGCTGGCCTACCAAATGCAGAAACGCGGGCGGGAGTTGAAGATCGACATGGAAAGCATCCTGCTTTCCAACCAGGCGAAAGTGACGGGCGCCGCGGCTACCGCGCCCAAGCTCGCCTCGGTGCTGTCGTGGATCATCACCAACGTCAGTCACGTCGGCACTAATCCAACGGGGGACGGCACCGACGCCCGGGTCGACGGGACGCCTCGCGCGATAACCGAGGCGATGTTCCAGACGGTGCTGAAGTCGATCTTCACCAACTCAAGCGAAGACGTGGACGTCATCATGCTCGGCCCCGGCAACAAGCAGGCGTTCAGCGCTTTCACCGGCAACGCGACAAAGCAAGTCGACGTGATGGAGAAGAAGCTGGTGAACACGGTTGACGTGTATGTCGGCGACTTCCACACGGTGAATGTCATCGCCAACCGCTTTATGCGCACCAGGGACGCGCTGATCCTGAACTGGTCATACTGGTCGGTGGATTACTTGCGGCCGTTCAGGCAAGTGCCGCTCGCCAAGACCGGCGACGCCGAAAAGCGGATGATCCTTGCCGAGTACACCTTGACTGCTAAGAATGAAAAAAGCTCGGGGGCGATATATGATCTCACATCGCCTTAACGGTTAGTCTTTTTCACGGGCGGTCTTTCGGGCCGCCCGTTTTTCTTTCGGATAGTCAGATGAAACCTATTATCCTCGATGTCGATCCGTATTCGGGTGCGGTCGAGACGTTCGACTACGACGAAAACGACGACATGGCGATCGTCAAACGCAGTTGCGACGTGCAGCCGGTGATCGACATTAACAAGTCGCAGCATTTGTACAGTGACGGTTGGGTCACCCGGGACAAAACCATGCGCCTGGAAGCCCGCATCCCGGTCGACGTGGCCTTGCTCTGGCTGCAGCGCTACGGCGTCGACGTGTACCGGCGGGAGCACTGGCCGGCCGTGCGCCGCCTGCTGAACGACCCCGATTGGCGCTATCTGCGCACGAGCGCGCGGCGGCTGTAAATCGATGGCTTTCAACAATTATTCGGCATTACAGGCCAGTATCTTATCGTGGCTGGCGCGGCCGGCTGACCCGCTGGTGCAGCCGGCGGTGCCCGACATGATCCGGCTGTTCGAGGCCGAGGCGCGGCGGCGGTTGCGGATCGGCGGCGACGAATACCAGGCTTTCTTACTGACGACGCCCGGCACCTCCTCCGTATATCTGCCGGACGGGTGTGCCGAAATACGCCAGATGTCGATCGGCACATTG